ATGGGAACAAGAACGCAATACACAAGAAGTAGATCCTTATTCTGAATGTAAAAAGTTACATGATGTTTTATATGAAGCAGAGAAAAGCTTACAAGACTTACATGGTGTTCTCTATCATCAAATAAATAAGTATGGAAGTGCTTATTTAAATCAGATGAAACAGTTTGATGCTGGCTTATATTCAGTTTCAGATATTGATGAAAAGATAGATTCATTGCATGAACAAACAAGTTATCTTGTTGATCTTTTGCAAAAAGAAGTAGAACCTAATGATCTTGTAAATGGCTAACCCACAAAAACAAAAAGGTGATAAAGCTGAAAGAGAAGCAGCAGAACTCTTAACAGAAGTTACTGGTTTTGAATGCCAACGTAATCTATCAGCAGGAATTCCAGGGGATGTCGGTGATATATATGGCATACCTAATTGCGTAATACAGGTATGTGATTGGAAGGACAAATCAAAAGCTTGTCTTGTTAAGCCTAGAGAAGTAGAAACACAAAGAGAAAATGCAAGGGTAGACTTTGCTACGACTATGGTTAGGTTCAGAGGAGGACAATGGCGACACGTTTTGACACCAGAACAATTCAACACATTATTACAAGCTGCCTTGCAGTAAACATGATATTACTGTAATATAAATATCAAGTAAACAAATACTAATGGCAACAAAACAGCCTTCCACTTTAATTGAGGCACTAAATGCTTTCCAGCAAAAATATCATGCTGCTGGTTTAGATGGTAAAAATCCATTCTTTAAAAGCAAATACACGACATTGTCTCAAGCTTTACTTGCTGTTCAACCAGCTACAGAGTTTGGTCTTTGTCATACACAATTGAATGACTTTGTTATGACTCCTGATGGAGAAATTATTACAATAGTCATCACTAAATTGATGCACGTTTCTGGTGATGAACCTTTAATCAGTAAGTTTCCTGTTCCCAAGATTCCTACTAACGTAAAGAATGTTCATCAGGAAGCAGGGTCAGCACAAACTTATGCTCGTAGATATGGATTACTTTCTGTCTATGGTTTAGCTAATGATGATGATGATGGTAATTCTTTAATGAAAACACCACCACCAAAAACAGGTGTAGCAAAAACTCCTACAAAACCTAATCAAAAGTTAGAACCTACTTCTATTTTAGAGAAAGTTCCTGATCCTATTACAAAAGAAGCAAAGGCTCTTATCCTCGAAAAGCTTCAAGCACTTCACGATCTTCATCCTGTAAAGATGAAAGAACTTGTTGAAGCATTTAGAAAAGAGTTTGGTATCAAAGATTTAAAGATTACTAGACATATAACTACTGCTGAACAAGGAGAGTATTTAGCTCTTGCTATTTCCAAAATAGATGAGAGCTTATGAATACAAATGAAGTTAACACTGCGAGAGAAGAAGTATTAAAGGAGCTTCTTCTTCGTAAACAGCAGCGTAAAAAAGATTGGAACAAAAACATCTTTAGCGTCAGAACTAATGACGAAATAGCTGCTAAAATTAAGGATCATTGTAAACAAAACAAGATCTCATTTAATTCTTTTTTCAACACTTTATTCACTAATTTTTTTAATTAATTATGTCAAATTCTAATTTCGATTTTAATCCAGCATTACCTAAACCTATTGGTTTTAAAATTCAAGAAGGTCAGTATGGTAATCAATTGCGTATATTCATTCCAAAAGAATCCATTAACCATTTAATGGATCATATGCAAAACTTAGTAAACACAAAATCAACAACAGGAAAAGTTTATCTTGGAAAAGAAAAAGGCACAGTTGAAACTGAAGGTATATACATCAACGCTAAAGCGTTGGAGTCAGAGTACGGAATTTATGGGCAAATTAATCCCCAGAAAATAGAGAACGCATCTAGTACTAACGAGTTACCTTTCTAATTTAGAGGCTTTTGATTTTGTAAGATTTTTCAATGTAAGTCCTCACTTTTTATTATGCAAAAAAAAACTAATAACTATTTAGTCAAAGATCCTAACCTTAATATTCATTTTAAAATTATAAATGGTGTTAGATATTGGATTACACTTCCACCAGTGTCTTATCAAAAATGAAAAAACCAAAAGATTCTATTTTAAAATTACGCAAGCTTAAACAAATAAGACGTAAAAACTTAGAGAAAAACTTATTGGATGTTCAACTAAAAGGACAAGACCACTATGTCTTTATTAAAGAAAATGGTAAAGCACAAGTAGTTTTTAAGGATGGACAATGGGTTGCAGAACATATAAGAACAGCAATTCTTAAATTTAATTATGAAGTAGACAAGATAGATAAATTATTAGTCAGAGATTTTACTGATGATGAAATTAGGGAATATGAAAAAACTTCTTGATAGGATTAGTTTTCTTTTCTTTTCTAAATTGTTTTACAACAAGATTTGCTTCAAGTTCTATTAATCTTCCTAACAAAGAAGCCATAAATAAATCCTGATCTAATTTATGTCTTACGAGATAAGTACAATATCTTTTTATATTATCAATGTCATTACTTGCCATAATTTCTCTACAACGCATTTCAACATCTAACTTCATTTCTAAAGGAGCTGGCTCAACGTCTATATTGAGAAATTTTTTGATATCCATGTTAGGGAAAAAGTTGTTGTTCTAAAATCTCAACTGCTTTATCGTCTAAATTATTTGTAGTTTGTTTAGCAAGTGACTTTAATAAGTCCACAACTAATTTTTTGACAGCCGTTGTTGTTAAGAACGTCATTAAAATTGGTTTTAAAATTTTATACATAAAAAAGTATGTGTTACGTTCCAAACATACCAAACATTAGCGGTTTTGGCCTTCTAACCTGCTAACTGCTTGCGATAACTGGTTTAATCTGTTGTAAATATCTATTATGGTACGTTCTCTACGATTACTCATGTTTGACAAGACCATGACAAATGCTGTAGCTGCTGCTCCTATTAACGCTGCTTGTACCTCTGTCATTTGCTTAAATCCTTAATTATGTCTAGTATGACTAATAAAACTACTTATGGCAGAAGAAAAGAAAAATACTCCTTCGCAAGTTATCTCGTTAGAAGATGACAAGCCTGATTATCAAGAAAAAATTACGTTTTTAATTTCTACTGTTGCTCAAGGTTTTATTCTTGCTTGGTGCTTAGTAGTCTTATCTCTTGGATATATAAAACTCCCTAACAGATTATTTGGTTTAGATATACCAGACCAACCTCGTGTCGATAGCACGTTTGCTGCTGGTTTGCTCGGAAACATTCTTGGTGGACTCGGAATAAGTGTTAATGCAGCACAAGGATCTAAGAAAAAGAAGAAAGATGGTGAAAACGGTACAATTGGTAACTCCAATGGTAGCGTTCAAACTATAATAATAAGACAGCCTCTTGAGATCGTCACAACAAAACCTGACGTTATCAAAGTTGACCCTAATTCATCTAAGAAATGAAAAAGTTTTTACCCTTGCTTTTACTAGCATTTCCAACAGCTAGTTTTGCAGACATCACACATTCAATCCAATCAGTAGCTTCAGTATCTACACTGGGAGCATCAGCCACTTCGGAGCGTATTGGATCATCTATAAGTGTTGCTGGTACAAACGTAACACCTAAAGCAAACACAGTAGCTGGTCAGATAGGTTCTCTTGATTTAGCTGATGCTGGTATTACTAATGGTGTTCCTACTGTTGATTACGATACTAGCTTCAATGTTGTAAACACAGGCGATGCCTTTTCTGCGAGCGAGACATTTTTACAAGGAGATAGTACAAGTACTACAGCATCCACTGTATCTAACGGAGTTGCAGCACTTCCACTTTTAGGAAAGTACACCGTGGTATCTGGTGGTGACCCAGGTTCTGTAGCTATCACAATGGATAGTGGACAAGCACTGACGGTTAACCTAGCTGATATGGGTGCTGGTACTACAGCCACACTACAATCAACTATTACTCTTGGCCTTGATTAATGAAATGGTGGCTATGTCTACTTGTTGTTTTTAGTCCTAATGCTTTTGCTAACACTCCAAGATTTGGTGCGAACCAGATTCAAAGCAACTCAAGGAGTGTTTCAAAAATAGATGAAGTTATCATTACTGAAAACTATAACTCAGGCTATGCGTACTCAGTTACAGGATCTAACATCAAAACTGATTCGTATATTTCTCCTGAAGCAACCTATACAACAAGTCAAAATACAGGTAATGCAGGTGCAGTTAATTTTGAATGGATAACACCACAACTAACAAGCAAACCACAGTGGGAGATCGTTTCAGAAGGAGATGCGTTCTCGTTAACAGAAAACTTTATGGCTCCTGGTTTAGACGCAGTAAGCATAATAAATCGAACACAAACAATCGAAACAACACAAACTTCTACAACCTTATTTCAATAGGACTTTTATTTGCTAGTCCTGTTTATGCAGAAACTACTATATCCAACCCTCAGAGTTCTACCCAATCGACTATTGTTAACCAAGGTTTTCAAAGT